ATGAGGTAAGGGATTATGAGATGGATAGGTTATGGGGTTTAGGTGTGGAGGTATTGGATTATGAGTTTAAGATTGGGGTTAAGCATGGGGAGTTAATTTTTTATTTACTTTTGTTATTTCAAAGTCTTGATGGCGAGGAATTGTCATCGGACACATTGTTTAATCATAAAAACTTAAATCATGAGTAGCTATAAATTACCACAGGGTTATGGCAAGGGGGGTAGAAAGAATGGTACTACCATTCATCCATCTTCGCAGAAGCCAGGTAGCGGTTCGGGGAACTTGTACAAGCAGCAGTCTAAGGTTCCACCTATTATAAAGAAGTAGTTTGAAGCGTTTGTTTGACATAGACGATACTGGCAAGGTAGAGTTAGATGATAACACCTACATGCTTATTCCAGAGTTGTCTGATGTTTACAAGCATAAGAAGTTAGGCTGGAAAGCCATCACATATATTGTTTGTGTGTGTGACTACCATAGTCCTTACAGGCAGCTACTGTTAGCCGACAGGATTGATGCTGTTTGTGAGGATATCTATGGTACAAAGAATTATCCTCCATTGGCTTTGGACATTGTTGATAGGGCTATGGAGAAGTACAAGAGGTTGCAGTATGACCCCATCTATGAGCAGTATAATATATACACAGAGAAGTTAGCTGAGTATAATGATTATGTAAGGAAGATGCCCATAGAGAGTGACAATGCTAAGATGTTACAGGAAGTTATGTTAGGTCAGGAGAAGCTTGTTGCAGCGAGAGAAAATTTAAAAGACATCATTCTTAAGGCGGAAGATGAGAAGCTCCAGGGGGGAGGGGGCATATCTTTCCTAGAGGAATACAATTCATAAAGTAATGTCATATAAAGACGAAAAAGAAACGAAAGCTGGAAGCAAGGCTAGTAAAAGAGCAAAAAATAAGGGCTATACAAGCGAAGGCACTACAAAGACAAGGAAAACCAAACAAGGTAAGCCTACAGGACCAAGAAAGTTTTTTGGTAAGCTAGCAAATCTGTTTAGGAAAAAAAGCAAGAAGAAGAAGTATAAAATAACAGGCACTAAAAGGACTGAGAAGCTTGGAAAAAACAAAAAGAAACCAAGCGCTAAATATTCAAAACCAATGTTTTAGATGGAAGATAACAATGAATTTGGTGGCAAAAGAAAAATATACAACTCCAAGGGTGAGTTGGTAGACCAGTCATGGGGGAGGGTACAGACACCAGACCTTAAGATGTCCTCGGCTGATAAATTGGATTACTATTTTGAAAAGAAGAAAAAAAATAAACTTAAGAAATCATGAAAAAACCTATTACAATACCTTTAGTAAAAAAGATGACAGGTGGTTATGGCGGCTATAAAGGAAGCATGAAGCGTCAGGTCACTGGATGGAACAAAGTAAAGGGAAGCGCAAAGGGGAGTGGCAAATAAGTGGATTCAGAAGGTTAGTAAATCTATTAAGCGTAGAGGCACTAAAGGGAAGTGCACACCTATCACTAAGAAGGGCTGCAAGGGGAAAGCTAGAACGCTAGCACTTACGTTTAAAGAGATAGCCAGGAGAAGGAAAAGGAGAAGAAAATGAATCTACCTGTATCATTTAACGAATTTAAAAAGAACCCTATCGCAGCCATAGCATTTCTACTTGTGCTTGTAGTTTGTTATCTCTATATGGACCTCAGTAGGTCTTGGGAGCAAAGACATGCAGAGTTAAAGGTAGAGTTGTCTACTTTAAAGAATGACTATGAGGACTTACAGGACAAGTATCTGGAGTTGATAGAAAAACTAAAGGATGAATGAAAAGGTGGTTTGTTGTTGTCAAGTTATTATTTATATGGGGCTGTGGTCAGCCTGACCATTACCATGTAGAGCAAGAGCCATATCCTTCCAAAGATAGCATACTACAGCTTGCCGATGAGGTGATGGAGTATGTGATACAAAAAGAAAACATAAAGCAATCTGCTTTAGATTCATTGTCTAGTAGTTTGTTAAATGCTAAGAAGCTTAGCTCTGAGCAGATAATAGAGATGTCTAGGGAGCTTAGAAGAAGCAAAAGAGAGAACCTTAGTTATGAAAAGGAGCTAGATGATTATAAGACCAAAAGGGTTGTAACTGTAGATTCTGTTATTTATGACATAGATACTATTAAAAAGAATCATTATATCACAGACACATTATATGACACTGTTACCATCTATTATGTCGATACTATAAAAAGAAAGAAAAGGAAAAGAAGATAATGCTTAAATATTCTCCAGTGGTAAAAGAGGGCATCCCTGCATACAAGAAGTATAGCAAGGACTGGAAGAAGTATTGGGCATTACAAAAGGATAGGTGCTTAAATGGCTATAAGCCTAGTGGTGGTGTAAGGATTAATGGTGCTTACTACTTCTATCTAAACTTCTGTAAGATTAGCGCAAGGGATGAGAAGACTAACAGGAAGAGGCTACAGAATCCTTGGTATAGGGATTTAGACCACGAATACTTTGATTTGATATATGATGCCAAGAAGAATGGTCATGGGGTCATTGTCTTAAAGGCAAGGGATAAGGGGTTCTCATTTATGAACTCTGCATTGCTATTATACGAATGGAGCTTCTATCCGTATAATGAGATAGGCATAGGGGCGGCATCGCCTGTCTATGTAACGTCTGTAAGGAATAAGGTACTTAATGCCTGGAATAAGCTACCACCAGAGTTTCAGCACAGAAAAGACTTGGCTGATAATGAGTATAGGATGATTGCTGGTCAGAAGGTAAAGCGTGACGGGGTATGGATGGAAGAGGGCTTTAAGTCAATCATACATTTCAGGTGTATGGATAATCCTGATGCCTTTAGGGGGGAGAGGCTCTCTATGATGATATTCGAAGAGGCAGGGGAGTTCAAAGACCTACAAAGAGCATATATGTCTAGTGAGGCTTGCTTTAAAGATGGTGCTGTACAGTATGGAGTACCTATTATTGGTGGAACATCCAATGTAATGAATAAGTCACAAGACTATATGGAGATGTGGTATAATGCAGAGAAGTACAATCTAAAGCAGTTCTTCATACCAGCTTCTAAGGCACTATTTGGATTCTTTAATAAGAGAAAAGGAGAAAGCGACATTGAGGGGGCGAAGCAATTCTTTAAGGAAAAAAGAGAAGTTCTATTTAACTCTCCCGACAAAACAGCCTACTACCTACACATACAAGAGCATCCCCTCTCTCCCGAAGATGCTTTTGTACAGGCTTCTAACACACCATTTGACCTGGAGAAACTAAACACCCAGATATCTAGGATACTAAACGATACAAAGCTAAAAGGTACTATTACTAGGGGAACACTAGAATGGAAGAATAGGGCAAAGCTAGAAGTGAAGTGGATACCACAGGTGGATGGTAAGTTCCAAATACTATACCATCCAAACAAAGAGATGATAAACCTAGACATAGGCGCTGTGGATAGCTACTACCAGACAGAAGCACCTAACTCACCATCGAAAGGATGTGCTATGATATTCAGAAGATGGAACGAAGGTTCTAAAGCATCTAACCTTCCTATAGCCATGTATCTAGACAGACCATATACTAAAGATGAATGGTATGATAACAATTTGAAATTATTTGCGTATTACAATGCTAAGGCGCTGGTAGAATACACAGACGAACAATTTTTTGACTATTTTGTAAAACAAAAGGCAACTAAATTTCTTAAAGAAAGACCTAGAAGTGCAGACTCTCCTTGGTCAAAAGTGAGTAATAAATATGGTGTTCATATGAAGGTTTACCAGAAGAATTTGATAATAGATATGATTGATGACTATGTCAAGAAGTTCTCCGAAGATATTTATTTTTTAGATTTGTTGGAGGATTTAGCTAATTTTGGGGTTAAGAATACTGATGCTGCCATGGCTTTTGGTATAGCGCTCTTGCATGATTCTGATAATAGTAACGTAAGAGTGATGCATATAGATGACGAAAAGAAGAAGGAAGAATACTTCTTACCTAGATTCTCTATGCGAGGGGATGGAAGCGTGGCAGTTATTAATAGTAAGAACTTTGGTATGGCTAAAAAAAGTAACGACCCATTGGGATTATTTAACAGCTTATGAGTATAACGATATTTCCAAAGCAGAATATACCTGACTCACAAAAGAATAAAAAATGGGTTAAGGACAACATCAGTGCGATGATGAGCTATCAGGATTATACCCTCAAATATAATCGTGAAAGGAAAAAAGATTATGAAAACTATCAAATGTATAATGGGGTAATAGACGTTAAGTCATTTGAATATGTGACTAATGTTTACGGTATAACCTCTCCTGCCAGGTTGGTGAACCACCCCATTATTGCTCCTAAAATAGATTTGCTGGTAGGAGAGTTTATGAGCCAGCCATTACAGTTTAGTGTAGAGTCTATTGACAAAGACTCTATTACCAAGAAGCTAGAAAAGAAAGCTGGTCTTGTCCTAGAGAAAGTCCTTAAGCCTATAAGGATGGAGATAGAGAAGGAGCTAGGCATCACAATAGCAGAAGATGATTATGGCTTTGAGATACCTGACGATGTAGATGCTTTTATGCAGATGAACTTTAGAGAGCAGACAGAAGAGATTGTAGAGAACGGTCTTAACTATCTAATCCAAAGGTATAGCCTAAAGCATCTCTTTAAGACAGGGATGTATGACCTGTCTATTACAGGAAAAGAGTTCTATCATGTGTCTATCAAGCAGGGAGACCCATATGTTAGAAGGGTGGACCCCAGGTCATTGATATATGACGTAGACAGCGAAACAGAGAACCTACAAGACTGCAACTGGGTTGCTGAAGAAAGATATCTTACCGTAAATGAGATACTTGACGAATACGGACCTTGGCTAAATGTAGAGGATGTAAATCTTCTTGAAGAGCTAAGGATGGCAGGGTTTGATGATTT